CTAAATTATGTTGAGGTCAACCGTCAACTAAGAGCCGAAGAAGCCGATCAGACTTTTATAACGACTTCAAATGCGTTAGCCATGAGTATAAACCAAAAGGTAAAGGAAGATGCTGCAGTTAAATCTCTTGAAGAAGAGACGACTGTTAATTATCTTACTACTGAGACTCAATTTAAAGGAAGCCCAAATTACATACAAAATCTAAGCCTGATTTCAAGTCAAGGTGACGTGCTTAAATCGAAAGGCTATAAGAAAGAGATCTACTATTACGATCACCTTAGGGCAAATAGCAAACCAATCGATAAGTTTAAGCACTTTTACATGGCTCCATTGAAGAGCGATGATCGCAAACAGACGACATATTTGGTACCAGAAGAAGCAAGCCTAGCGGATAACACTATAAAAAAGTGGATGAATATAGACTATGGAAACACCCATGTTGAGTGGAACGCTGCACGCTTGATAAACACGCACAACATGAGCGAGTTAGATAAAATAAAGCTAAAAGTTTCGCTCTATAACATAAACTTTCAAGTGGCTAGAGGTTACACAATACCGGTGTACATCACAGTCCAACAAGCTGAAAAGATTCTAAAAGCAACTGACGTTACTCAAGACACAGTGAGTCAAGCAACGGATGCTCCAAGTCTTACCGAACAAACAATTGACACGCAGCTTTCGGGTAGTTATTATGTGGCTGGTGCAAAGTATCACTATGATTCTCTGCACCCAAACGGACTCTACACTGAGCTCTACCTAGCACGTAGAGAGTGGAATCCTTCGAAAAAAACTGAATAACGATGCATAATTTTTTAGGCATAGCAAACAAGACTGAAAATTTTAGAAAAGGAGTATTTACTGATCCGTTTGATGAACCAACCTTTCTCACATTTGCGATTGACTTTAGGTTTGAGGATCTGCCGTCTTCTAGCATAATTGATGTTGACCTATGGAACTCTCCTCTTTTTAGGGAAGGCAAGGAAAGCGCTATTGATTTTCTTTCAAACCGAGGGTATGAGTCTGGAGCAAACGGCCTTAAAGTATTTAAAGAGATACTTCGATACCTCACGTTCGACGCGCCTTGGTACTTTCAATCGATCACAGGTCTAAACACCTTTTGGAAACAGGCAACGGACGTTACTACTGGACAGAAAGGAAAGGGACTCACTTTAACCGTTGATACACTGGAAGCAGTCGATCTTAGAATAACTGAGCTGGCCAGCATCTATCGAAATGCAATTTATGACAAGGTATACATGAGAGAAAGAGTGCCAGACAACCTAAGATGGTTCGCGATGGACATCTATGTAGCTGAGGCAAGAAATATCAGATACCACATTCCAGGAATCGGGCAAAATGTGGCTACTCTATTTGGAGTAAATACTGCATCAATCGGCTCAGTATTGGGTGGAGGAAATCTCTTGTCGAACGTATTGGAACAGTACGGCTACGTTAAGTTCAAGTGCAGACAGTGCGAATTTGATTTTTCTGATACTTTTGCAGGCGGCACTAAACTTGAAGTAGCAACGACTAAAACTCCGGCAACCAACTCATTCAAGATAAATATTGGATATTTTGAAGAAGAGAGTAGTTACGCTGACGGGTCTAGGATATACGATGACTTGATTAGAACTGATATTGAAAACCCATGGAGCCTACGCAATATTGGAACCGATATTACAAATATTGGTTCGTTTCTTTCCGGTCTACCGGTCATCGGCTCAGACATTCAAAGAGCCGGACAAAGCGTTCAAAATTCACTGGCAAGCATCGGAGGACTTATAAATCCTGCGCTGGGCGCAGCTTCACAGTTTGTGAATCCGCCAGTAAAGAGCTTAGGCAAGGCTGGCTAATAAAACTAAAAATCGACTACTGATATAAGACACTATGCTGCAGACTCACGATATTGAAAGAAGAGAAATGGACCTTATTGACAAGCAATTCCTAGGAGTTGTGGAGGATCCAAATGACCCTAGGAAAGAGGGACGCGCAAGGATCCGAGTAGTGAGTGTATACGACGACATACCGACTGAAGACTTGCCTTGGGCATATCCTAAGCAGAAGAGCGCTTACTTTGGACAGGAGGGTCGTGGAGGATCGCTTTCAGTCCCAAAGAAGGGAGCAGTTGTTGCAGTAAGATTCGATAACGGAAACCCATACTGTCCAGAATACTATTCGCTGCATGAAATAGCTGAGGACATACGGACTGAACTGGGAAAAGAGGGCGAATATTTGGGCTCTCACGTTGTCCTATTTGACGGAGACGAAGAGCTAAAGATCTGGTTCACCATAAGTAAGGGAATCACGATGCAGCTAAAGGGATCCCGACTAAATATCGGCCGCGACAAGGCGATCACGATAGAGCACGACCAGACACAATCAATAATAGAATTAAGAGGAGGCAACATCTCAATCCATTCAAACTCAAGGATAGAGATGACTTCCGGTAGCGAGATCGAAGCTGCATCTAACGATATTTGGATCAACGGTAACTTTGTAAGAGTAGGACATAACCCAGTCAACGGGCCAGCAGTGTTAGGAGACTCTCTATTCCTACTTTTGACTGCAATGGCAAGCGCAATAGACGGCAAGTTCCCACCAACTCCAGGAGCAATAACCGCTGCTGTGAATGCAGCCAAGGAAATGGTCCTGTCAAAGACCGTCAAAGTTTCAATGTAATAAAGGCACGCAGGAACGCTCTTTTGCCAAAGGTTAGGTAACTAATTAAATTAAGGGATCGATTTATTCTGGAGTCCCAGAATCTCCCTGAGAACCCCCGTTCTGCTTTGAGATGAACTGCTCGATGTCAAATCCCAAGTGTCTTACACAAAACATCAAATAACCTTCATATAGTGCCTTGATCTCAGACTTGGTGTAGATCGAATAGAGGTATTTTGTGTAACGAGTGATGCTTCTAAGTCGGCTCTCCAGAAACTCGTCCCTCAACTCATGAAGATCAAGAGCAGCAGCTATTTCCCAAGCATTGTCCCAAGCATCGTTTTCAAGCCATATGATATTGTTGCGCATCGCACTGATACAGCTTTCTCCGCGCACTGGATAGATTCCAATGGTTTGGGTAACGTGACCTAGTTCGTGTAGAAGGTAGATGATGCCTACCCTAGTAAGCTTTGATTTCTTTGGAATGTAGATTGTTGCTTCGAGTGGATCGAACTCAGCCGCGTAACCAGTATAGCTAATGGTGACTGAATGCGAGCTAGCTATTTTCTCTAGCTCTTCCCAAATTTTAGGTATGTCCACATTGACGGATAATTTTAGTCTCGATGGATCAATTCATCGACCTCTATTTTATTATCTATCTTGTATTGTTCCCATTCTTTCGCTCCCATGATGTCTGGGAAGCGGGATCCGCCGTTGCAGGATTCCTTTACGTAGATCTTTCCAGGAAAGTCACACCCACAGTTTACGCAGTAGCCATAAACAGCACAGTCGTTCTTACAAATCTGGGAACGATAGAATACCTGTTCCTTTTCGTGCTTAGAGAGGAGGTGAAACGCGTCCCCAAGCATCTTGAGATTGCCCTCAATGAATTGGAAAACTTTTTTGGCAGTTATCATTTTAAACGATTTACGAATTCTTTGAATCCTATGTAATTTAGGCTCTCTTTTATAGCTTTGACTCCCTTTAGAGGAATCTTAAAGAACTTTGAAAAGGCAGCTGGTGCAGCTAGATATGAAGCTTTAGTCTCGTCATTTGCGTCCTTTGTGAACTGCCAATTAAAAGAAAGAGCCGGTGGAACCTTAAATCCATAGAAAGTATATACCTTCTTTTGTACTTCTACTACTTCTGCGCCTCTCCAGTTTTGACCGATCGCGATGCAACCGGCTTCGATATTTGAAACAATGCTCTTTTCTCTAAGGGTAGTGTCCCTGTTTTCGATCCAGTTGAGACGTTCGATCAGCTTTTGATAGAAGGCATTAGTCTGACCCCATCTGATTGACATAAAAAAGACTACCGCATCAGAATCGAATAGTTCCTTTGATACTCTCCACAATTCATCGTCTTCGTTATTGAGAGAAGCCCAACATCTATGATGACCTGAAGGATTCTTCTTGTCGTCTTTTAAAAGAGCTGCCTTTAATCCGCATGAGTTGCCTTTAGCGGTAGAGACGTTGCCTTCACAAGGATAGATCTTTAGTTTTGGTATGTCAAGAACCTTGACCTCGACTCCAAGCTTTTCTAGGCGTTCGGCAAGTTCCTGTGCAAGTTGAGTAGACTTTGGAGAGTCTGAATCCCCTTCCCATCGGTTTGAAGTGGTCAGGAAGAGCACTTTTTTCTTATCCTTAAGGTGATCAATAAATTTAGCTATCATAGGATTATTTATTAATCACTATGCCTTTCTTCTTGCCTTAGCTGATTTAGAAAGAGTTTTGATCCCATAACCAGTGAGTGCTTCATACGTGAACCTAAGCTTTGAAACAAGAGTAAGGATCTGAGGATCACCGGATGGATAGTCAAACCAGGTAGCTCCGCTGGAAGCAGCAAGAGCAGTGATGATCGGATCGGCATCAACCGAAGAGTGTCCCACCCTAAATGTGCTTTGAAAATCTACGACACAACAGTGACGCAAGTAAGTGATGTAGATTAAGTCACTTGTGCCAGTGTGGATCACCACGTCCGGCGAACACGTGTGGATCACAGAATCAATTTCTTCTTGAGAACTGAGTTCAGTATTGATTATTAAGAAATCCGAAGAGTCCCTGACCTTCTGGACAAAGTCCAAGTCATAGCTAAGTTCAGCCGGAACTTCCATCATAAGACCCCAAGTTCCGTTAGGCAGCTTTGTAGTGAACCTACGCATTGCATCAATTGACTCTTCGTCCCAGACTGCGGCAAACCAGCCGATCTCTCGTTCACGACAGTAATCGTCAATCTCATCGTACTGAGATTGGGTCAAGTGACGCTTGGGAAACTTTAAATAATTGAGTCCAGCTCGACAGGCAACATCGATTTGATCCTTTGTGAATTGTACGAGGTCTGCTGGGTTTAGCTTTTCAATTGAGGCTAGTGAAAGTGTCCCGACCGCTATGAATCTTGGCTCAGAGATCTTTTGTTTTTTCATTTTGGTATATTAAAATCCTAGGTTTTTCCAAATTTTTTGAATATCACTACCGCCGTTTCCGTGAATAAATATTGGATTAGTTTTTGTGACATTATTAAAAAGTCTACCATCTTTCCAAGAAAAATCTTGAGGAGATTCCCAAAATAAACTTTGAAATATTTCACAGCGATCGTCTAAAAGGATTCGATTTTTGTTATAAAATAGATATAAATTGTTTCCCCATTCATTGTCATTTTCGTTAGTCTCTTCCATATTCGTCTCTCTTCTTGGAGTATTGTCTACAATATCAATAAATAGATCGATCGGAGCTACATATCCTCCGCCATTCGTAAATTTCCAAGGAGAAGTCGAAGTAAAGTCTTCTGGAGAATAGGTGACGTATTTACTCTCTTCCTTTTTAGGAAAACAGTTTTTTTCAGCACTATGCAACCACTTTCCATCGGCAACAGCTTTGTATTTTTCACAAAATTCGTCAATGCTACCCAGAGCTAGGGTGTCCCAAGCGTCGGTGTGTAAAACGTGGGTATAGCTACCCCTATTTTCTTTTAGCCAGTCACTATGTCTCCTTGGCATGTTTTTCCAAGATTGCCATGAATCATCGATCACCACTTTAAAATCGTATCCGAAATGGTGTAAAGAATTTACAAGATGCGAGTGGCCTAGTTTCCAATTATGTGTGCAGCGAGTCAGTACGATTAGTTTCATTGTTTTATTCTTTTAGAGTGCATTGATTGTTATAATCATAAAAATGAGTCATTGTAAAATTGCGATTAATTTTGTCTCCGCTTCCACGAACAAGTTTTTCTTTAAATTCCTGTCTTGACCTAGTCCAATTGTGTTGAATCCAAATATTTTTAGAAATGTGCATGCCTTGAGCAGCAGTTAATGGATTGCCGAGTTCATCAATTATTTTTTTATTTAGCTTTGGAAAATGAGGATTTAAAAATAACTGCAAATCATGCGGTCTAAATATGGATTTAATGTGTTCATTTTCATGGTATTGAGTGTATTCTTCCCTTCTTTTTCTCGTTTCAAATGGAGGATTTGATCCGTAAAATCTCCAGTACATTCCCAATCCTGAAAAATAACCAAATTCATCTGTTTTGGCTTTTAAAAATTCCTGTATTGTTGTATAATCCTTTAGTCTAATAAACTCATCAGTGTCAATTGCAGCTAGAAAATCCTCACTGCACCTGTCTGCTACGAACTTATAAAAGTGAGTCTGGCCGCTGATTTCTTGATTGGGCCAATATATTACTTCAATGTCAGGAATGTTTAGTTCAGTGATTGTGTCCTGTATTGGAATCTTTGAACAATTATCTCCCAGATAAAATTTGTCTATTCCAATTGATTTATGATATAATATCCATTCCTCTAGATATTGATTTTCGTCCTTTATTATACAAGATATTGCAACTCTCATTTATACGTAAATTATGGTTTTTTTAAGCTGTCTAGCAACGCATGAAATAAATCGTTCAACTGCGTGTTCTACTTGTCCATCAAGATAAAAGTCTCTATGACGGTCTGTCGCATCTTCAAAAGAGTTGAGTGATAGCTTAGAAACCAGACTATTTAAAACTTCGGGATGTATTAGCATCATCGTGCCCGCAATAAATTCGATTCGGGCATTATCATCGGAAATGTCAAATAGTTTAACTAAACTATCATAGTGAAACGCATTTTTTTGTATAGTCGTCGATCTATATTTTTTTGCTCCAATTATTCCTATTTCAGCGGACTCACTTAGCTTCTGTATATTGAGAGTCGCTATTTCTGGACTTCCAATCAAGGGTCGAATGAGTTCATTTCTCCATGTTGCTCCAAGATTGATATGAAGGTGAGGACTTTTCTTTGTATGTAAAATAAGAGCGGCAGTGTATTCTGATGTTCCATATTCAGTCCATAAAGAAATAAAACCGCCAACATCTCTTCCGCGGTTTGGAGAGACTTTTATTTTTGCTTTTGGAAACATCTGTAGAATCTCAGATTCACGCTTTTGTGAATATACTGACTCTGGTATATTAATAAAGAGATCATGAGCTACCTTTATGTTATCCAAGTATTTTTTAATGTCTGGAAGAACATCATAATAATAACAATGAAGAAGGACTGCTAATTTTACTTCGATATTCATATCTATTGGCTTATTTGTTATTTATTTTAGAATAGAAATTATACCACAATTTTTCAATATGCTTATAATTACTTTCAAGTCCCATTTTTTTATTAGCTTGAAACCACGGCTTTGCTCCGACATAGTGAACGACTTTAATTGACTTGTCAAACTGAGAAAATTTTGAATCTGGAAAACATCTTTTAAGACAGTTATATTGACTCGATAGAAGCACAGTTGACTCGTAAAGTAAAGAATTCATTATTGATTGATCTGCAAGTCGATAGTCGTTTGTGGTCAAAGCCAGCTCAAGCAATTTAGACTTTATTGAAGGATCTAAGTTAGCTGAAAGTTGTAAAAAACCTCCATTGAATGCTGAACACTCACAAGTAAGAGAGTATAGACCGACATCTGGTGTTACTACTACTTTAGTAAGATTAAGATTAAAAACCTCAGATATGTCAGAAAGCACGAGAGTGTCTGCATCAAGAAACAAAAGCGACTCGTATTTATTAGCCAAGTCAAAGGCTTCAAACGTAAATAACGAAGGTATGTATCGACTACTTGTTGAATTTTTAAATTTTTCAGATAGCCGTGATATTACGGCTGAATATTGAGGATCCTCTACTTTCCAAAAAATGAGTTTTCCATATATTTGAAGAAGAGCAGTTTGACTTGCATGCGATAACGGAGAATGAGTTTCGTGATACACGATAATAATGTCGTGATCAAACCATGGATTATTTAAAATAAATGAGTAGATTAGAGTTTGAGCTCCAGGTAAAAATGAATCGTCACACACTGTACATAGAGCAAGTCGACGATCCTTTAGAGACTCACCACAATTAAATTTAAGAAATGCTGGATCGATGTATGGTATGTTAGTTTGCATCAAGCTTTTTAAAATCTTCTGGAGTATCTATGTCCAGCGCACCGGGAATCCTAAAGAAAATTGTGGAATCACAATACATATTTTTATTTAATCTAATAAGCCCGACTCGATTGAATATCGCAACTTCGTGGCATATTTCAAAACAGGTAGGGTAGTCCTGTCTGCGATAAAGATCATGCTCAGTAAGTTGTTTGCCAAAGAGACCACCCTCACCAGTCTCTTTTAGATAAAGGTAAGGGCTTGTAGCAATCTCCTTCCTGCATAGTAGTGAGTTTGATATTTCCATCTCAGAATACTTGTAGAATTCCTTTAGAGCTAGGTGAACGGTCTCCCAAGTTCTCTTGGGATAGGTCAAATACAGCATCACAATGGGTTCCTTTAGCTTTGGGTGAATCTGGTCCACCGTATGCACCATGACGTCTCGGATATTTGCAGTATCAGTTGAGAGGTGATCAGGTCGGTCGATGACATTAAATCCTTGTCTTTGAGCTTCCTGTTTTATCTCAAGGTCGTCAGTAGTTACCCAAACGTCCTGGATAAGATGGTATGGGATGGACTCTGCCGTATATTTAAAAAGCTTACGATTTTTAAAAGGCAGTCCCTTAGAGCCTTCCCTTGCAGGTATTATTATTCTCATAATTTATCGAATTCAGATAGGGTTAGTTTGGGAAGATCAACTAGGCTCGTCTCGCTTAGATTGTAAAGGGAAACTCCCTTTTGTCCAAGTAGAGTAGCGAGTCTCTGGTATTCTTTATTTACGCTGTTTAGAGAATTTGATCGGATGACTGGATGTGCTCCGTCCTTATTGTTATAGAAGTGACCGTCTGTAAAGTCTACACCAATCAGGCCTATTGTTTTTGCTCCAAACTTATAGGCAAGGTCGATCGCAGAGTACGGCGAGTTCATATAGTGCCCCAATTTATTTCGATCGTCAAGATAATTGGTGCCCCGTGTGCCTATTGCAAAGTAAACGATACTGTGGTGACGCCAGCCCTTGGCGCAAGTAAAAAGGTGTTTGCTAGTCGATTCGTTTATTAGCTTTGCCCTAGGGGTAGAAAATCTACCAGGATCGTCGGTCACTAACGAATAAGTCGGTTGAAATAGAGCAGGCACATCGTTTACTCCGATCGTTATGTAGTTAGATTGGTGTGGCGCAAATCCAGTAAGGGAAGTACCACAGCCGCAGACTACGATTTTTGATCCGGGATGAATGCCTATAAACTCGCTAATATTTTTAACTATTGCTGACACTGGACAAAACCTTTTATTCAAATGTTATACAATATAGAAGAAATAAGTTTTACAAATGAAGAATCACTATCTTGTCCTTGGAGTGTCAGAGTCAGCGACTGACGATGAAATAAAAAAGGCATACCGAAAGATAGCTCTAAAATACCACCCTGATCGCAATCCTGGAAACAAGGAAGCCGAGGATAAGTTCAAGGAAGCGGCAGCTGCATACGAAGTGATCGGCGATCCTGAAGCAAGAAAAAAGTACGATCTCCTAAATTCTCCGGCAAGTTCACAGAAGAGGTATAGTGATTTTAACGATTTTGTGGGAGGATTTGGTGCCTCAAGATTCGGTTCAGAGTACAGCAGGGCTCAAGCCCAGGCAAGAGCGGCCAGATCACAGGGTAAAACCCATGCACCACCGCCCGACCCATCCTACTTGGACATAACTCTGGATGCCGAAATTGACCTGGCAGATGCGATCCTAGGAAAAAAGATCAACATCACGTTTAAGAGAAAAAAAGTAGACTATAAGAAAACTGCTGCAAGCCAAATCGCATACACCAAGACAGACGAGGAGAAAGAGATCAATATATACTTTGACCTTAGGAGAACCTATGTCACTCTTAAAAAAGAGGGAAATAAGTTGAGCACAAAGGTTAGGCTTAATAGACTAGGTCATGAGGACGTCATAAATCGCATGAACATATTTGGAGAAGACGAACAGTATCCTCTGACTGGCGATCTCTATGTGACAGTCACAATAGTGATCCCGGAAGGAGTCGAGATTGATGGCAATTCAATAATACAGAGGGTAGACATACCGCTCACTAAGGTGTTGTTTTCTGGCGAAAAAGTACAGATCGAAACGATTATCAATAAAAAATACGAAGCGACCATTGATCAGCCCAAGTCAATGAGTGATATTAAGTTTGTGATCCCATCACAAGGAATATTGAATGCATCTGGCGAATTAGGAAATTACGTAGTGAAGTTTAACGTGGTAGTACCAGATTTGAGCTCTTTAAAAAAGAGTGAAGTTGAGCTTTTACGAAACATTCTAGCTAATACTTAACGCAGATCTCAAAGTTTTTATCAACTGCCTTAATAAATAATAAAAAAATTTAAGGCTTTGACAAATTCAAACTTGAGCTTTGCTGAACCTAATAATGATTGGGTTCTTATTGTTGAAAACGTTGGTGAAGCGCTAACTCCAGTTCAATCTGGCGATAAAGGCGCTGTCCTTGAAGGAGTTTGTGCTGTATTCGGCAGGATGAACAACAACCGTCGAGTATACGAAAAAGAAGAATACCTTCCCCACCTTTCTTATCTTAATGAAAAAATCTCAAAGCGCCAGCTTGTTGGAGATCTTGATCACCCACCTCACTTTGATGTAAGCCTAAAAAGCGCATCACACCTGATTGAAAAACTAAGCTATGATGGCGGTGATAAAGTTTATATTAAACTACGTATCCTAGAAAACACGCCAAACGGAAAGATCGCAAAAGCTCTACTTGATGGAGGAGTACAACTCTCAATATCTTCAAGAGCTGCAGGTCAAGTAAACGAAAGCGGCCGTGTAAAACTACAGAGAATCTTTACTTACGACCTAGTAGGTGAACCTGGATTCACAGAAGCAATCCTTAAAAAGACAGTAAACGAATCACTTAAGAACAACTTCCAAATGATTACTGAAAACTATAATCATTTGAAAGAATCCTCTGTAGTTAACAGTAAGGGATTAGTTGACATATCTGAAAGTCTTAATTTTGATGAGAATTTCAAAATTTACAAGATAAATAAAACTAATGAAGATCTAGGACTAGCTTTCCAAGCATCTCAAACACCACAAAAAAATAGCGCAAAAATGGCCGAGTATGTAACAAAAGAACAGATGGACCAGTACTCAGAAGTTCTGAAAAGTAAGTTCACGCAAGTTCAAAATGAGCTAAGAACTCACAAACAATTGTTAGAATCAAAAAACGAAGGAACTGATTCAGCTGATCAAATTAAGCTTGTAGGATTTGTAAACTACCTAGCTGAACAGCTTGAAGGAGTGATCAATTATGCTGACTATCTTTCTAAAAAGGTAAATCAGAATATTAAGTACACTGAGCATGTTGCTGAAACAACAAACAACTCCATTGAATACTCTAACTACGTTGGAGAGAGACTTAATCAAAGCATTGCTCACCAAGACTATATAGCTGAAAAGCTCAACCAGAACATCAACTATTCTGAGTACATCAAAGAAAATCTAAACAATGCTATCAAGTATCAAAACTACTTGGCTGAAGAGTTGGATAAAGGAATACAGTACACTGAATACGTTGCTGAAGGTGCTAACCGTGGTCTAGAGTACAGTGATTACCTAGCAGAACACCTTAATCTTAACCGTGACTACGCTCAATACCTTTCTGAAAAGCTAGGTCAGAGCATTGGATATACTGAATACGTTGTTGAATCCCTAAACGGAGGAACTTCAGTAAACGGCAAACGTAACGTTCTTAACGGAATTGAAAAGCTTGACGAATCTACATCAGTTGATGCTCTCATCGCTAAGGTAGACCAAGTGATCACTGAAGTTACAGATAAGTCTTCAAAAGCAGTTCTTGAATCAAGGTATCCATTCCTTAAAGTTATGAGCGAGCCTAAGCAAAAAGCATTCTACGCTCTTGGAACAGAAGAAAAACAAGCAATTGTTGAAGCTCTTGGAGCATCTATCTGGTTCAACGAAAACGATGTAGTTGGAATCATCGAAGCAGTTCTTAACCACAAGAATCAAAACCTTCCTGCACACGTTCGTTTCATGCCAGCTGAATATAAAGAAGTTTGGAATTCAATGAACGAAAGCGAGAAGAACAGAATTCACGCAAAATCTCAGTTATATAGCATAAAGACTCCTTATCAAGCCAAAGCATTTTGGGATGAAATGGATCTTAGAGGAGTTAACGAGAGAATTGAAAGAGAAAAATCAAACGCTAAAATACAAGCACAACTCAACGAAAGCCAAAGTACAGAGGGCCTAATACCTGTTAATCAGGTTGTTGAGATGCAGAGAGGTTACTCTCACAATTACCTAGAAATGCTATCTCGCCAAGCTAGCTATCGCCAGTAATCTAAAAAATCAAAAAAATCTACTCAAAAATGGCACGTACTAAAATTTTCAGACGTTCAAGTGATAAGAACTTGGCCGCAACTTGGAAGCCAATCCTTGAAGGATACGGAGCAAATATGGAGAAGACTCCTTGGTTAGCAGAATACGCTCACAACCACGGAATATTCGACAATGCTACTCCACTCTTCGAGTCTTCGACTCCAGGTCTTTTCTTCCAGCAACCAGCATCTCTTGGTGGTTACATGGGAGCACCAGTAGCTCCAACTGCTACTCAGACTCCGTTCACAGCGGGTGGTGTAAAAAATTCATATTCAGATTCTGGATCTGGTGATAAATTCCCATCGCTTCTTCCTGTAGCTATCCAAGTTGCAGCTAAGACTATCGGTTTTGATCTCGTTCCTGTAATCCCTATGGATTCTCCAGTTGGATTCCTTCCATACCTTGATTACCTTTATGCAGGTGGTCGTACTGATACTCAGTTCGAATCTTACCTTGTAAAGATCAACGGTTTGACTGCGAACTCTAGCTTCTCAGGATCACACGCATTCAGCGGACTTACATATGGTGATCAACTTAGAATCGATGTAAGTTCACCTGCTGAAATCCTCAACCTTACCTTTGTTGGTTATTCACGTGTTGACGGTACTCTTATCCTTAAGGTTATCAATGACACTAGCGGAGTAACTTCATTGGATACTTACATCCAAGGTGGTAATGTTCTTTCTACTGTAACTTATGGTGGAGCTGCAAATGTTTACACATTTACACTAGGTGCAACAAACACTCCAGCGCTTGTATCTGCTCTTGAAAACCACATCTCTGGTTTTACATCAGTATCTGACGCGGACTATGCAACTACTGCATTCAACGGTTCTTACCTTCCATCAACTGGACAGGTTCCTGGATCTATGAAGCGTGAAGCATCAGAGCAATCTAAGTTCCGTCAAATGGGTCTAAGAATGTTCACTAAGTTTGTAGAAGCTGAAACTGATCAAGTTTCAATCTCTGCAACAGTTGAGCAGATCCAAGACCTTAACCGCGTATGGAACTACGACGTTATCTCAATGCTTGAGAACGTTGCAGTAAACGACATCGCTCAGTCTATCAACAAGCGTCTTGTTGACCGTGTATTCACTCTTGCTGCTACTCACTCAACTGAAGTTGGTCTAGTAGAAGGAGCAGGTATCACTGACCTCGATCTTACATCGGGTACAGGAGGTTTCGAAAACGTATCTACACTCCAGCGTAGATTGGTTACTAAAGTTCTTGAACTTGCTAACCTTATCTATCACAGAGGACGTTTCGGAGCAGGTACCTTCATGGTAACTAACGGACGCGTTGCATCTGCTCTTGCAGACGTTGCAGGTTACTCAATCGCACAAGTTCCATCTGACATGTCAGGTGTAGCAGGTAACCTTTACCCAGCTGGTAAAGTTTACGGTGTACAAGTATACGTAGATCCAAACCTCGCATGGGGAGATTCACGTGTCGTAATCGGCCGTAAAGGTGCAGACGAAGAGCCAGGTGTTAAGTTCATGCCATACATCATGGCTGAATCACTTCAGACAATCGCAGAGGGAACATTCTCTCCAAAAATTGGTATGAAGTCACGTTACGCTATCACTGAAGCTGGATGGCACCCTGAAACTCAATATGTTAACATGAACATCAATGGTAACATAGGAGTTCTTACAGGAAGCGTTGCACCAGCATCGTCATACTAATATCCTTCTACCTTAGGATAAAAGAAAAGAGAGCCCGTAAGCTCTCTTTTTTTGTTTTAGGCGAATAAATAATAAAAAGCGTAACTAATGGCAACAATCATGTCGACTTTTTTGGGCATCCAAGCACAATTTAAAGTCCTACACTGGCAGACTCACACCTATTCTAAACATATAGCATACGGCGAAATGTATGACTCCCTCAACGAGACGGTCGATACTTTCATGGAAACTTACATGGGAAAATACGGAAGAATAGCTCTTGAAGGAAAGGACGATGCTATAATACTTAGCAATATTGGAGAAATGAAAGTAGATGAGTTTCTGGACACAGTTACCGAATTCTTATTATCCTTTAATCATCAGCTAAATCCTCAACGAGACAGCGACCTGTTGAATATCAGGGACGAAATACTAGGCGATCTAAATAAGCTTAAATACTTACTAACACTTAAATGAAAAAAGGAGGACTCTCGTCCTCCTTTTTAGTATGGTATAAGCAGCCTTCGATTCAATTGTAGGTAAAAGTCTAAAGAGTCTTTACATCTTGAATTTTGAATCTTTGAACTTGTATGGCTTGAATTTTGTCTGGCGAAATCAATTAGTCGGCATCTATCATCAATTGTTCCATATAATGGTGGCTATATCTTACGATATAATGGTTGACACATTACTAACGCTCTCCTCTCCAGCTGCCTATGCGTTTAGATCAGTGTCGTGTGATTGAACCTATCAAGCTCTTCTTGAGTTGCCTCTATCTGGGCCTCAGTGAGCTCAATTTGCTGGTCCTTCCAGGCAATGTCAAAGTGAGCTTCGATCTGGTCCGGTTCGGTTCCATAAGATCGAGTCTTTCCCTTTGTTGTGTTGATTGTAGAAAGGTGAGTCGCATGGGTCTTCAGTTCAGAAAGCAAGAAGATCTTGTCTCTTACTGGAGACGATGCATTGTGGATTCGGGTCTTCAAGTCAACGATCTTCTGCATCGTGTCTTGGATTTGGGCCCACACGTCGTCGAGGTCGTAGGGTTTTTCAGAACCTACAATGGCTGAGTTGTGTGAATAGATCTTCTGCCACAGCTTGCTTAGACGAGTCGTGAGCTTGTTTTTTTCCTTTAGTGCTTTTGCAATAGTCATTTTTATATAGATTGTTTGTTTACTACTTCATCATAGTCCTTCCATTCAACTGGGAATTTTCCAAGTTCATCAACCGGCCCAGAACAAAAGCCTAGGATAATTTTGCCGGATTCGTCTTTTCCGATAGCGACAAAACCATAACCCTCACAGATTATTTGGGTATAAGAGTCATTTTCAAGACCTTCAGCGATCTGAAGAATATCAAAATCTGGTTGGAGTCCTTCCGGATCGTGCTTTTCGCACCATTGAGCTGAGAATTCTGCCATTTGAATGTTTTAGATTATTATACAAAAGAAGAAGAAACAGTTTCAAATCAGTAGGACTTATTTAGGGCTTTTTTAAGCTCAAGAAGATCGTCTTTGTACATTGTTGCAGGTTCGCGGCGCTTCATCTCCTCTAACTTTGCAGAGGTTGCATCCAGTTCAGTTAGTAACTCTTCGTATTTCTCCTTAGTTAGCGTATGGATAGGCATTCCTAAAAGGTAGTTATAGGATCCGTCAATTTCATCAAATCCCATGAGCTGTAGGGAAGCAATAATGTCCTTTCTGGAAACGTTATTGATCTTTAGTGAGCCTTCGATTATTGATTTAATGAACTTGGCGCGATTAGAGAGAACCTGCAACTCACGTTCAAGCGTTGAAATGATATGGGCCTTGCGTTTTATGTAAAAAGTAAGCCTAAACTTCACGAAATAGTTGATTATTTCGCTGGCAGACTTAAATACTTTAAGGTTTCCGTTTTCATCAAGCACGGTAAAGTTCTCACTTTGTCTCTCTTCCATTTTAAGGAAACGATTAAGTCTACCCGAATCTTGCAAGGCTTTAAGATCCTCTCTTCTGAATTTTAGGGTGTAACTCACATTTGCTCGACAGTTATTATCGTAGCTGACGATTCGACGGTCCTCTTCAAGATCGGCAAGGTGCGCATCGAACTTTTCATAAGTCATCGATGGAGGAAGCTCAGTTATTTCGACAGTTGTCGTGTTCTTTACTTCGTATCTCCCCTTAAATATCCAAGAAAAGTTGGATTCTGGGACAAGCTCGCAAATTCCCTTAAACTCTTTGTACCATGGTGAAGGTTCCTTGAATGATTTTTCTTCCAGCGATCGTAAACACGCATCGATCAGTTCAATAGGATTGCGGTTTAGGATATTTGTTGCAAAACCAACGGCGATTCCACTACCTCCGTTAAGCAGGACGGTCGGTATGATCGGCAGAAAGTATCTGGGTTCTATTTCTGAACCCTCCTCGTACCTCGATTCAAGCAGATCAAAGTCTTTATATAAGAGTCTAAAGTTAGGGTGTAGCTTAGTCGATATGTAACGAGCAGCACCAGCTTCAGGGGATCTAAGCGATCCGAACTGGCCGAGCGGTTCGAGCACTGGCATTGAATTCTTAAAGGTCTGAGCCATGCCAGTTATTGCGCCGTTCAGTGAACCGTCACCGTGATGGTAGTGAGCATCTGATGCGACCTTACCGGCAAGTTGAAATATCTTGAGAGGTTTCTCATTACCGTTCTTCCAAACTCGATCTGCAACAAAGATCACCTTTCGTTGAGTCGGCTTAAAGCCATCGATCACTGATGGTATGGCCCTCTCTTCTACTACATAGACCGCATACTCGCGATAGTCCTGGTTTAGGTAGTCAGTTACGCTTTTTATTTCAGGTTTATTCATCTTATTCTTCTATTAGTTTTTGTATTCCGCCAAAGTGATCCCCTTCCTTGGCTTCAAGCTTTCCGTCTTTCACAAGCTGATCCTTTGCAAAGTCGATTGAAATGCAGGCAGTGTTCCACTTCCTCTGGTTCCACTGTTCGTTAAAGGAATTATACCATTTTTCATCGCACATAGTCAACACGGTAAAAGCCTCTTCTACAGCTTCTGGAGTAAGTAGGTTTTCAAGCTTACGCCTAAGAGTTTTATTTTTTGATTCTCGAAGTTGCATATTATATTGGCTGGTTTAAGATTCTTTCTTTACGCGGAGCTGAGTCGTTTCCAAACCAAGCGTCAAGCGACTCTTTGTAGTCTTTGTCGTTCTTTATCTGGACGACCTTTGGGTTCTTGATTATTTCCTCGTATTCAGCGTCTTCCAAAGCGGCAAGACCCTTTTTGTATTCGATATTCCAACCCTTTGCACTGCTTCCTTTTATCCACTTCTCAAACTCGTCGTTTGTGTAAAAATTGAGCGATTCTTTACCCTTCTTTGCGACTACCAATGGGGTCATCACCTTATAGATTCTACCCTGGTCGAATAGTTCGGGCCAAAACTTATTAAAGAAGTTTATTAAGCTTGCTGCAATGTGGTTTCCATCCGGATCGGCATCGGTGTAGATGTAGACTCTACCATAACGTAAGCTGGTCGGTTCTTCGCCTAGCTTTAAGCCAAGTGAAGCCATTAGCTGCACAGCTTCGTCATTTTTGATAATCTCAGTAGTCTTCATCTCACTGACGTTGATGAACTTTCCCTTTAGCGGAAATGCTCCAATCGTTTGAGTGTCCCTAAATTTTCTGACTGCTGAGATCGCAGAGAGACCCTCGTAAATACCTAGAATGCAGGGTCCACGTTCGCCTTTTTTCTGAGCATCGATCAGCTTTAGGATCTTCGTCTTGTCCAGTCCGGCATTGAGCTTACGTAACTCGGCTCTCTCTTGGGCAAGGGCTTTTTTCTCTACCCAATCAAGAACTGAAGCGATTATTTCAGACTTAAATACCTCTTTTATGATTTTGTCAGAAAGCGTGTGAGCTGTTCCAAATTCTTTCGGTTCAGTGATGAGCTTTTCTTTGGTCTGGGAGCTAAATGCAGAATTGAATATCGTACAGTCAATAAAGACTGTGAGGTGATTGCGTATGTCGTTTGGTTTTACCTCAACTTTGTGCTTCTTTTTGATCATCTCCCTCAGCTCAGCAATGAGTTGATTGGTGATGTACTCTACGTGGGTACCTCCGTCTTTTGTGTGGACTGAGTTTACAAAGCTTACGTTTGCAAAGCCCTTTTCAGAAGTGGCAAATGCAATCTTCCAATCCTTTGACTCTTCATAAAAGAAGGAGTTGGTGTATAGCTGCACGTAGTTTTCGAAGCTTTTAAATTTGATGGGACTTTCCCAACCTTGACCGTCGTCTATTTTTGAAAACTTGATAGTCAATTTTGTGTTACATGCCGCGACATCAAGACACCTTTTATATAGGATCTTAAATGTTGCGTCATCGATCGAGTCCATCTTAAACCTAGCAAGATCGGGCTGGTACACAATGTGAGTGAATCCTCTCTTTGATGGAGTTATCTCGGCCTTGCTGCGCTTTAGCATGTTGTTGCTAAATTCCTGCTCAAACTTATTTGTCCCGTCACAGGTAGCGATCTTGAATTTCTTACTGAAGATGTTAGTTAGAGTAGCACCGACACCATTGGTTCCAGCAACTGTTCTCTGTTCAGTGTCATCAAAATTGGATCCGGCCTTAAGATTGGAAAAGATCATTTCTGGGATCCATTCCTTGTGGACTTTGTGCTTCTCTACTGGAATTCCGCCGTTGTCCCACACTGAGATCTCATTCGTATTGAGATTTATTGAGACCCGGATCTCATTTAGCTTTGGATTACGACGGTGCTCGTCAACCGAGTTTGAGATGATCTCGTCAAACAGCTTGATGAATCCCGGATTGTAGGTGACTTCTTCAAGCCATACCTTTTCACCGTCATATAGATACTGTTCGCCAGTATGCGGTGAAGTTGAACCAATATACATGAACGGACGAAGCAACACGTGCTCGATATCCGTCAGTTTCTGGTATTTTTCTTCTATTCCCTTTTGTTTAGCCATTGCTCTTTAATGTTTTTACTTTGAGTGCTTCTAAAAAGTAGCGAGGCACTCGGTCTCTGTCTAATAGTTGATCAAAACAAGAATCAAGTATGTAAGTCTCTGCCCAGTCTTCGTCATTTCTGATAGATCTACCATATGACTGAAGCAGATCAATTAGGGCCTTCCAATTATACCACTCCGGCTTCATTTCAAGACGCTTTTTGATCTTCTTACTTGTTAGATTGGGAAAAGGCACCTTCATGATCACTTGAAATCTTGAAAAGTCGTCCTTTAAGTCTACTCCATTTATCATCGATGGAGAGACGAGGACAGTTTCTAAAGTCGAGGTCAAGTGAGTCTCTAAAGACTTTTCTCGAGTGGTTGAATCGTGAAAAATAAGCCGCTTGTCCTTGATCGAGGCTTTTATCCAGTTGCTTATCTCGTAGTTTGAAGTGTGAATAATCCCTTTGTACTCAGCATTTTTGCTTAGGATCCGGTTTACGATTGGCACGGCCTTTGCAAAAGTCTCCTTCTTGCTGTGATACGACATCTTACCAAACTGCAGGTAGATCACCGGTCTCTTTGCTGGATCGAATGGGCACGGTAACGCAAGGTAGGCTGCCTCATCAGATTCAATACCCATGATAAAAGAGAAAAGTTCCTTATCAAGTATCGTCCCAGACATAAGTACAACATGATCATAGGTTTCCCAAAACATTTCCTTAAGGTATAGGTTACCCCATATCGGCTCGACCAGGAGTCGAGTAGCACCATACTGATCAAGATCCTTCTCAAAGGTCCAATTGGTGTCGTAGTTTTTGCGATCCCTAATGAATCGATTGTACTTACACATCGACTTATCGACGTGATCGGCCTTTTGGACCAGTGCAAGCTTTTTAGATCGCGTTCGGGTTTCTTTGGCCTCGTCTAAAAGCTCTGCAGCTTTAGATGAAAGCAGAGGAATAATAATTGTTTCTACCCAGGTGGAGAGCTCTTCGATCGATGTGATCGAATCAAGGTCCTTTTCCATCCAGGGTTGCCATATGTCTAACAGCTTGATGCTGCGCTCAGAAAAAACTGAGGAAATAAAGTCACAGAAAGTTTCTTCAAACGAATGTGCCTCATCTATTATCAATAGACGCGAATCTCGCTCTGCCATAAGCTCAGGAGAGTACATCGAATATGAAGTTATTAGGTGGAAGTTAGTGAGGCTTAGAGGGCTCCTGATGAAATTACTCTGCGCGATCTTGTGTGAACAGGCATCGCACTTTTTATCGGAAGCTTTGTTTAGGATCTGGGCATCACCGCAACCCATGTTTTGACGACGACACCAATAGTTGTTTTTGCCCTTAAGATTTGCAGCAAAACTAAAGTCCCGAACGTACTGGTCCTGTAGAAGCTTGGTGTTGGTCACTATATCGACCTTTGCTTTTTTGTCGATCTCCTTTCGATACCAATCGGCAATCATGATGGCAGCGTAAGACTTACCGACACCAGTGGGTGCATCGACCATTATGAATTTTTTGTCAGCTTTTATGGATTCCTTAACGAAAGTGAGGATCTCTTCTTGCTGTGGTCGAGGTGCGAATTCAAGTTTAATTTCTGCCATGCTGTAATAATACTAAATTAGTCTTAATAGTTTCCAGTTTAAAGCAGGAGTTCAATTATTTGATCTACTAGAGGCTCAGTAAGACCGATTGTAGGATCACAAGTGATCACTAATTTTGAGTTTAAATAGGGAAGTATGTCCTTTGTGTTATCGTCGATCACGACGTATTTTTCTACAGCATCACGATCAAGCCAATCAAGGATCTCTTCTCCGCGATAGTGCAAGACGTCAGTGCAACCTATGACTTTTCCGTGGACTCCATTTGCTTTAAAGATGGCTTTGAGCTGCATCGTATCGTAAGTTAGCCTCCATGAAGAAGAGACGATGATATTTGCACCAGTGTATGCAGTTATTTCGTTAAGAGCAGCAACTGATTTTGGGTTGAATGCGCGATCAGTGACTCTTTCTGGAATAGACTTGTTTTGAGCTGCGTAGAATAAGCGGTCGCTTTCTGCAGTTCGCATAACTCCATCTATATCAAGAAATATTACCGGATTCATTCTTTAGTTTCATTCCGTGCTGACGGTTGAAGTAGAGAAACTCGTTCTCAGCCTCCTTTTTAGTGCTGTTGAAGTTTAGACGATACTCTTCAATGAACCAGTGATTCCACTTACCGAAATCAGTGACTGATATTTCATAAGAGTTACGCCAGGTATTGCGCTCAGAATAGAGAACTTCAATGGGAACATTTGCAAACTCAAGCTGTTTACGAAGAGCAAGCAGCCCAAATTCTTGGTGAGTTAGTTTAGCGACTATCATTCTATATCGTCGTAGTTTAGTGATTTTACAAAAGATTCGTTGGTGAACGATTTATATGCATCCATCGTTCCCTTAAGACAATAGGTATAGTAGCCATCAGGATCGTCAAATTCTTTAACGATCGTCGCGTGAAATTTGTGATCCACGTCTTCATTTATCATGTAGACGTGATCTTTAAATTTGTGTTCATCCTCTGGGAGTATACCTACATAAAAGGTAAGGGTGCCGGTGTACTGTGGTGTCATTTCTTTTTGTTTAATAGTTTGTGCAAAGGTATCTATGAAGACACATATTGCAAGAAGCGATAAACATATAAATATTTCTAGTAGCATACATGTTTATTTATTACTGTTCTTAAGTTGACTTTGAAAATACCAAAAAGTTCTGCCATTTTGGTCAGTGATTCGAGTATCGGCTATGCCATAACATTTGACCCATTCTGAAAACCTAACTCTGGACTCACCAAATGGATTTTGCCAGTCTTTGAGCTGTCCTCCGCCAATAAAATAAGATTCAAGCGGGACCTGCGAACAGAGTTGCAGAATACTGGGATTGGTGATCAGTGCTGTGCGTGCCTCCTCAAAAGGATCCTGATTTGCTCTAAACAGGATCTCTGCTCGCAAATAGTTTCCGATACCGTTAAAATACCGCTGATCCATGAGTAGCAGGTGAATTGGCTTGCGAAACGCGGATTTGTCGAGGTTATCAACGATATTTTTCATGAACTCAGGGATCTGAGTCAGAGGACACGGTCCACGATTTATAGACCAGTCTGCCCACTTCCACTTGGCAAATCGACGAGCGTCCACTAGGCATAGGTAGTTTCCACATAGAGACTTAAATAGAAGGTGAGCGTGCTTTGGACGAGAGTCTTCAGTGCATAGAGTCCAATATCCGCTCATTCCCATTGAAACTGAAAGGCAGTATTCGTCCTTACCAGAAGTAAGGATCACCTGTAGTTCCTTGCCTCGGGCTTTTGCCGAAATGCTAAAGATCTGCAAATCACTGGGCTGAACTAGAGAAAGCCTCTTTTCGACAGCTGGCGAGACCAAGATGTGCTTAAAATCCAAGCCTTTGCACGAGCTTTCTATGTATTCGGCCATGATCTTTATTTCTGCTAATTCTGGCATTACTTATCTGTTAGAGTTAGGTAAGTAGAATAGGGTATCTGTACCTGTATCATCCATACACCGGCACGTCCCGCCGTATCGACCCATCGAATTGGACTTTTTGCAATTTCTTTGCTTTCAACAATTGATTTTTCAATTCGACTAGCAAGCATTGCAAATTGATCAAGATGCTCGGGGTCTACCCATACTGTTACAGTCATTTGCCTATTCTTTTGATCACTATACTAATATTTTCCCTAAGATTAAAGATAAATAATAAAAAAATCTAGGTCAAATGGCAAATCCTGTAATGAATTACAATCAATTCATGTCAGCTTTCAAAAAAGCAGCAGCTGGTTATAGCGGTAAGGCAGACGTTAAAAACGACGATGCAAAAGGTACAGCTAAAGTTAAGCAAGAGCTTGCAGAAGGTCCAGTTAAGGGTAAAGGTACTTCACAAATCGACAAGTACACTAAAGAATACCTTGCAACTGTTAAGAACAAGAGCATCGTAGGTAAGAAGAAATAATTCTAAAAGCAACTATGAAAAAAGCAATAATCAGCTTTGAAAAGTTTGCTCTGTATGAAAAGAAGGGTGATCTTAAGAAGTTAGTTGGTAAAGACGACGATGATGAACTCACGGTAAATGATGCGAAGAAGCTTGGAGTCAAGATCGCAAACATGGAAGGTGAGGACAAAAAGAAATACGTCGGTATCGTTAACTTCTTAGGTGCTTCTTGTAACATCTACAACGAAATTTGGAAAAACTACAAGCGTACAAGAGATCGTAAGGCATAATGTTCAAACTTTTTGAGAAATATGGAGACGAGGCTAGTGCAAAAGACGGAGGATTCGTCTTCCAAGCAATAATCAGCCATGATGTAAAGTGGGAGATCGTTAACGGAGAGACAAGTATTGATCCAAAAACGATAAATTCTATTTTGCACCAGGTTGACGTGTTTCCAGACATTAAGTTTACTGAAGGCAGTGCGACTTCTACCTATGTGATCCTAAGTGAGGTGAATATCCTAAAAAGAAAGTTTGAATTGGCCAGTGAAGCAATCAAAAAGAGATTGGTTCCTGAATATGCAGCCGAAATGGAAGCTCTTGCAAAGGAGGGTCTAACTTCTGAAAAAAGAAAGGAGGTAACACTCAGACATTTTAAGAATTCTCACTATACTGTGGACCTTACGACGGATCATATCGTGCTTAGGGAAGTTTCAACCAGCGGAATCGATACCGGTCTCCCTAGAATAACTCTTAAAATCTCTACTGGAATGGTAGACACCCTAAATGGGCAGCCGACAGACACTTGGAAGAAATTTAAAGTGACGGTCGATGGAACTAAGAGCCTAACTATCGATGGAGTAGGAGAAGACGCAATATCAACTATAAGAGAGTATGATGAGATTGAAAAGGTGAATGAATTAGTATTTAGAACAATAGTTCCTTCTCTTATACTTGAATTTAAGGGAGATCGAGTCTCAATTGACACTTTATCAAATAGATCAGCTCAAATTGCAGTAGGCGGAACGGTCGATTACGATAATATTTTCTCAACTGAGGACGTCACTAAGGGTCAACAAGCGCCTACTACAAAAACAACAAATAAATAACTAAAATAATCACACTAAAATGGCCGGATTACCACATTGGAACAATTCAGCAGCGGCTGTAAACTATTGGGAACCTTTATTCCTAAACCAGTTTGAGGTAGTTATCACCCCGCCTGCAGTAATTACTCAAAACGTAAACCTCTTAGTTGAACACGTAATGACTGTCACAGGTCTACCTGAATTAACACCAACTGGAGTAATTGAACAGACTTATAAATTTGCTAGACGTTCTTATGCTGCAGCAGTTCCAACGACTACTGTCGCTGATCTTGATATTAAGTTCTCAGTGAACCTAAATAACAATAACGAGATGTATATCTACAACATACTTAGAGCATGGGCAGATCTTGCATACGATCCGCTTACTGGTAAGCAAGGATTGAAGAAGGACTATATTGGAGAGATCTATGTTGCAATACACAATAAAGCGCAAGACATTTATCGCGAATTTAGATTTAAGCCAGTAATTCCAAATGGTGAACTAACTAAAATGGCTCTAAACTATACATCGCCTGACATATACGAGGTTACTATGAAGTTTAGAGCAGACGCATGGAAAGAAGCAAGAGTCGGTCAAATAACTGTATAAGTTTTAAAAAAGCAAGAAGAAAATGGAAATGTTTAACGTACACCGTCGAGACGTAATGGATTTCGATAATTATATGGATCTTAAGAAAGAGAGTTTCGGTGGACCGAAATCTGCAATCGCTTATCGTGATGCAAAGGGAAATAAAGTAAACTCAGATCCTAAGTTGAAAGAATTTCAAAGAACTGTAAAAAGAGACGCTCTCTTTTCTCATCCAGTATACGATCCAACCTATAAAGCAATGACTCACGATCTTGTTTACAAACAGGACAAGAAAAAGCCATTTAGCTACAATGAACCAAGCTTAACTGGAATTCCAGTGGTAGATATTACTGAGAGCTACTCAGCTGCCACATTTGAACAGTTTATGCATGATATGGATGCGAGAGAAGAAGAGTCTGACGAAAGAGACGAAATGGAGCACAAAATGCCAAAAATGCAGGATGAGCCTGAATACGAAGATGAAGATCGCGAAATGGATCACGACCTGGACATAGAAGATTTTCGCGACGACGAAGATGAATTAGATCAGGAAGACATGGACGATATGGAAGATCGTGAATACGACCGTCACCCTAAACACGAAGAGGAAGAAGATGACTTTGAAAGGGAGCCAGAATCAGAAGATGTTGCTCAAATCGAAAGAATGCTGAAGAAATTTGAGGAGCCTGAATACGAAGAAGACGAAGACTATTAATAAGAAAAGCTGAGAGTGATCTCAGCTTTTTTCTTTTATGGGGATACTTAATACTCTATCAATAGTCCTTAGAGGATCGTCCTCCGAGTCCTTAGAGACGACGATATTATAGTTGAATATTAATCCAGTATACTCACTTTCAATAAACGACACGGTGTTTAAGACAGATGACTGGGACAGGTTTGAATTTAGATAAATTACTCGCTTGTACTTTCTATTTTTGATGGTTATTGCCTTGTCCAATAGCTTCTTTATCTCATAGTTTAAGAGAAATGACTGGACTTTGTTTGGCACAATAAATTTAGTCTTGAATTTTTCCTTTATTATTTTATTGACATTAAGGACATAGTCGTCCTTGCTCTTTTTATTAAAAACAGAGATAAAGTTTTTGTATTCCCTTACAAAGAGAATCGTTACATGGTGGTCTTCGGCTATCATATTGGTAATTTTATTGTCTCTATTCCAGCTTCAGATAAGATGCGCAACCCTTGATTGTCTCGGTACTCCTCTGCATAGACGACTGCCTTGATCCCAGCCTGGATGATGAGCTTAGAGCAATCTTTACAAGGAGACATGGTCACATAAAGAGTTGAACCCTCTATGCTTTGCGTCGATTTAGCAACCTTAAGTATCGCATTGGCTTCAGCGTGAAGCACATACCAATAGGTATTACCATCGGCGTCCTCGCACTCATTATTGAATCCGCGAGGAGTTCCGTTAAATCCGTCAGAAATAATCACGCCACCCTTTACGATCAGAGCTCCAACCTTCTTACGATTACAGCAAGAGAGAGTTGACCAGGTCGAGGCCATCTTAAGGTAGGCTATGTGGTATTTTAATTCTTTATTTAGAGACATCAGAAGAGGGCTTTATGGGATTAGGTAATGCAAAAGAAAGGATAATCACGATCGCTATCCACTGCGGATAGGATAGTTTTACGTGAATTGTATCTGCTAGAAAGATTGAATATAGTATGCAGCATGCTCCTGAACAGATGAGCCATTCAATGATTATTTTTAAGAATAAGTTGATTGCTTTTTTCATATTTTATTTATGTTTCTATAGATCCAGCTAAAAAGAGGATCCTCTAGTAGTTTTGGATCGGGATTGGCAAAATCGCTAAAGAAAGAAATCAATTCTGGAGTTGGTTCACCGACTGGATTAATAAGATCGGCGCCTACCGGAGGAATGGTTTCAGACTTCCATTCAAGAGAATCAATCATCGCATTTACTGCATCAAAATGGTGCTCATAAACGTGGAAAGAGTTTGCGATATGGGTATAGGTACCAAGATCAAGATCTGGGTAATACTTACGTAAGTGAGAAAGAGCCTGGCTTTGCAAGATAGCAAAGAAAGCAATATCAGTAGGCAAGCCCCAAATGACATCGTTGCTACGCATTGAGATGGTAAAGTTGAGCTTATTATCCCTGATTTGGAAGTTGCCATACATCGTGCAAACAAAATCCTTATTGAAGTGATATTGATGTCTCGGAAGATTGAAATGCATCACAGCTTGACGAGAATCCCGGTCTTTTACTAGAGCAGAGATTGCCCATTCGTATTGGGTGATGCCATGCTCATTAAGATTAGAGAAAAGCAGCTTACCGTATGAAGAGTTTACTGTTCCGTCTGGATTCTTTATTGTGTCCCAAAATTTTGCGTATTTTGTGATAAATTCTGCGTCATTACGACCCATAAAGTACCACATGAGCTCAGCTGCAATGTATTTCTTTTGAGACGATCGAGTTGGTGTAGTAAATAAACAAGACAGAGGCTCTTCAATTATAAGAACGGTATTTGCATTTTCTTTTATTGAAAGATCCCTAGGTTTAGTCTCAAACTCAGGATATCGAATTAAGTCAACTAGACTTGCACGAAAGGCTCTGGAAAAATTATCGCGTTGGTAAACTCTCATAACACTGTTTTTAGTTTTATACATAGGATGGGATAAAAGTTTTCTCGAAATAAATATTAATAGATGGCAATAAGCGGATTATACCCAATCATAGATTTTTCAAGTGTCGATTATGCTAGGATCCAGACAGGCTCTTACCTAATCGCGTTTGACCTAAACAACCTGTATCGATTATCTAAGATCGACAATACTGGAGCAATCACTGTAATTGAGGGAGATCGTTTCACAGGAGTCAGTAGAGACACATTTAATTTAAGCACATTAGTAGTAGGCAGCACAATAACTGTAAATATTTTACCGCTGAGACTCAGTTTTACACCAGCGATGGATGTGCTGGTTGCAGTTTCAGATACTGAACACTTTCACGGACTCGTAAGCAGTTATAATCCAACCACTGGAGTAATGACAATGACAGTTGAAGTAGTTACTGGAACTGGCACTAGTTCTCTATGGCAAGTTGGACTTAATGGCGCAGTTGGACAAGTAGGGCCAACTGGTCCGACTGGATCAACGGGTCCGACTGGACCTACAGGACCTGCCGGTCCAACTGGCTCTACCGGACCAATAGGATTTACCGGACCGACAGGTCCAACTGGTGCTACTGGAGCAACCGGACCGACAGGAGCAACTGGACCGACAGGTCCGACAGGAGCAACTGGAGCAACTGGAGCTACTGGTCCGACAGGAGCAACTGGAGCTACTGGACCGACAGGAGCTACTGGACCGACAGGTCCGACAGGAGCAACTGGAGCAACTGGACCGACAGGAGCTACTGGAGCTACCGGACCGACAGGTCCGACAGGAGCTACCGGACCGACAGGTCCGACAGGAGCTACCGGACCGACAGGTCCGACAGGAGCTACTGGACCGACAGGTCCGACAGGAGCTACTGGACCGACAGGTCCGACAGGAGCAACTGGAGCAACTGGACCGACAGGAGCTACTGGAGCAACTGGACTGACAGGAGCGACTGGAGCAACTGGACTGACTGGAGCTACTGGAGCTACCGGACCGACAGGTCCGACAGGAGCAACTGGACCGACAGGAGCAACTGGAGCAACTGGACCTACTGGAGCAACTGGACTGACTGGAGCTACTGGAGCAACAGGATCGACTGGGCCAACCGGACCTACCGGACCTGCTGGAGCTACTGGACCGACAGGACCGACAGGAGCTACAGGCGCTACTGGTTCATTTGGAGGTACTGCACCGTACAAATACGTTACTTCGACTTATCCAATAACAACATCAGATTATTATATTGAAGCCGCAGGAACTTTTAATGTTACTCTACCTACCGCGGTTGGAATAAGTGGACAGTCCTTTGTTATAAAGAATAGCGGAACTGGGGTAATAACAATACAGACAACTTCTTCACAGAAGATAGATAATTTATCAACATATAATTTGGCATTTTATGATACGGTAGACGTTGAATCTAATGGATCAAATTGGCTTATTAAACATCCTCAGACTAAGAGGTTTACTCGAGTGTATAATGCAACCGGCTCCACTATAACAAAGGGATCGGCTCTTAAGATACAATCAACGTACAATGGCATTCCTTCGGTAACCTTATCTAATGCAGGCGGAACAGGAAATCAACAAGTAATCGGTCTTGCGTATGTCGATATTCCAAGCAATTCAGAAGGGATTGCAATATCCGCTGGAATTCTTTCTGGACTTAATCTCTCAGCATACAGTGTTGGTGATATTCTTTATTTGGCAGATGGAGGAACCGATGGACAATTAGTTGCAGGAACCACATCTTTGGCTTACGCTTCAAGATCAAATCAAGTCGGTTACGTTACTTCTAATAGTTCAACGATTGGAACTCTTCAAGTTGAAATTGTCAATGAAGACCTTAACCTTTCTCTAACGGATATAGAGAGAAATATCCTAGAAGGTAATGTTATTTCTACGGGTACTTATGACTTTGCCGGATTGACAGGTGCTTCAGGAACAACTTTTAATATATCTCCAATGAAGGGATGGATAGTGTACAATACAGGACCAACATATGATACACATCCATCAGTAACAAATGTGGTTTTTGCAGGAGCAACTGGAGTGTCAGCATTAAATATTGCATCTGAAGACAATACATATGTTTTAATCGACTCAACAGGAAATGTTGTTCGACAAAACACTTTTCCTACTCCAAGCCAAAGAAGGACTAACATATATCTTGGAAAAGTAGTGCATCCAAACCGAACTTCAATACAAAATCTTAATAACACAGTCGACTATGATGTATCTCCCGTCTCTATGATAAGAGACATATGGACTCCAATAAAGCTAATTAATGAAGGAGTCGCAGCGTCAGCAAATGGAGTAAACTTAAGTATCAATATATCGAGCGGATACTTATGGGGAAACGGAATTAATTGGATAACCGATCAGCTAGATCCAAATAGAGTATTAATAACAAGCGCAAGCCCGGTAACGTTTCAATATAGAACGTCAATAGGAGCAACTGCTACTTTTACTGGAGGCGCAACTGCATCCTTTACTGATCGAACAACGATATATCCTGACGTATATGAAAGTTCACCTGGAGTTCTTTCTCCAGTAGGCACGCCAAACGCACACGCAACAAACATAAGAGTGTATTTGTTTCCAACTGGACTTGTGCGCTTGCAATTTGGTCAACAGGTTTATCAAAATCTTTCAACCGCTGCAGCTAGCGTAAATTCAGAAACGTTTAACGTATACTCAAATAATGCAAAAAATGGAATATTGATTGGAGTTATATCAGTAGTTAGAAATGCTACGGATCTATCAAATTCTTCACAGGCTCTCTTTACTCCAGTGTCAAAATTTGGTGAAATTGCAGGTGGTGCAGCTGGCGGTACATCAACTACGACCATACAGCAAGCTTTCAATAACTCGGCAACCAATCCAGACATATTGACAAGTACATCAAATCCATCTTTAATTATACGAAATGGAGATGGAGCAGATACGACGAACGTTTTGATTGTTCAAAACTTGGCAGGGTCAACGACCTTTCAAGTTTCAGGTGATGGAACGACTACGACAAATAGTCTTACTGTGTCAGGATTAAGTTCAACTTCAGGTCTAACTAGATATGTTGTTGCGGATTTGTCTGGAAATACATATTATCAAACGGCTTCGACTGGAGCAACGGGTCCGACAGGACCGACTGGGCCGACTGGACCTACTGGCCCTATCGGACTAACTGGAGCGACAGGACCGACTGGCGCAACAGGTCCGACTGGAGCTACTGGGCCAACAGGTCCGACTGGCGCGACTGGTCCAGCCGGAACTACTACTGGCTCATTTGGACTTAGCTTAGACGGTCAAGGACTGGCAGTAACTTCAGGTTCTAAAGGCTATGTTGTGATACCGTTTGGTGCAACCATAACCAAGTGGTATATTGTAGCAGATCAATCAGGATCGCTTGCGGTAGACCTTCAGCGAGGAGGAACATCAATAATCGGTGGATCTGGAAATTATCCAACCCTAACTTCCCAGCAATCAAATAGTGCTAGCGTCACCAGCTGGACGTCAACTTCTATTTCAGACGGAGACGCTATACAATTTATTGTCAATTCAGCATCTACCATTACCAAAGCGACAATTGTGATAAAAATAAACAAGACATAATAGTGAAAGTTCATTTTATTAATCCATTTCAGTTTGGAGATTTTAGAGAATGGGATTGTCTTATCCTCGATGATACAGATGCAATCGTATATCGGGTCGGTATGCAATTTAGATCAACTGATCCGGATTCAATAATAGAAGAAGCTGGAACAAATATATTTAACGCTCAGGGATATGATTCATCACTCACTATTGATTCAATAACAATAGACAAACCCGAAGATTGGGACAATTAACTTAAATAAAGATGGCGATATACAAATCAATACAATCCGGTAACTTTACTTCTTCTTCGACTTGGGGAACTCTTGTGAATTATGTGGCAACTGGTCCGAGTCTTGTTGGTGTATCCACCTCTGTTGTTGCAAGCAGTACGGTTACAGGCCTAAGCAATACGATAAATGGAATTATGGTGCACTTGGGTTATCGAGTCGCTTCACCGACGGGTACAATAACCTGTCAACTTTACAATTCAACAACCTCGACTATAATTCAAACGGTGACAATAAACGCAAGTGACCTACCTGCAGATTCTGCAGTCGGCACTGTAAATGGAGGCTGGGTGCATTTTAAGTTTGGATCAAATACTACCCTTAATGCGGCTCAAGCATATAGCGTAAGATTAGTTGCAAGTGTAGCCAATCAGGCATATTTCTATAATGCAAGTGGTACTGACTGGAATAGAGCATTTGTGAGCACGACTGGAAGTGTTCCTACGACTGGTGATTCCATTCATATTGGTGGAGATTATTCAAGTGCAGGAGTGAATAACAGCTACACGGTGACAATGAACAATACTACCGGTACTCTATTGCTTGGATCAGACGGCTCGGGAATTTACGGGATATCGCCAGGGTCGAATGGCATTACAATATCTTCAAAGGGTACTCTTGCATACGGAACCGCAACTTCAACAAATTACTTTTTAGGTACTACTGCAAACATCACAGTATATTGCGGCGGTACTTTACAAATGGGCAGTTCAGGGGCAGCAATACCCGCTTCATCGACAGCGGCTTTGCTTATCTCAAGTTCAACTGCTGGACAGTACGGCTTGTGTGTTGCAGGTAACCTAACTACATATGGAGCAACTAAAACAGTAAAGGCAAAATTAGCTGCGGACATATCAGTAGGTGCGACTTCCGCAACAACCGATGTGAGCACCGGCTGGTTAAGCGGTGATGTGATAGCGATCGCTGGAACAACTCGAACCGTTGCAGATGGTGAACAATTAACCCTTTCAGGAAATGCATCGGGCACAACTATAAGTTTTACAGGGTCGACTCTTGCTGCACATGGAGGAAATTCAACAACCCTGATTCAAGCTGATATTATTAACCTTACTAGAAACGTAAACATATATGGTGCAAGCGCAACACTTGTTTCGTATATCACAACACCAGGTCAATCACCAACGGGTATTAATAACCCAAGCATATCAACATATTACACCGGATTCTACAACCTAGGAACAGCATCGGCAGTTAAACCAATTATGGCTATAAGTAATCCAACAGCCAATGCTGATGTGAGATATTGTTCTTTTTACGGAACAAGTGTTGCAAACGCATATGGTGTTTATATTTATGCTGCCAATAATAGTACTATTAACTTCAACTATAATGTTTGTTACAACGTACTTACTTGGGTTAATACTGGTTTTAGTACCATCTATAATTCAACCACGCTTGATAATAATGTTGGTATTAAGACTACAATAGCAATGAACTCACCAAATATTACCTTTACAAACAATACAATTGCAAATGGTACTGGTATTGGTATAACGATAGGTTCTCAAACGGGTACAGTCGGTTATGGTACGTTTAATAACATATTAGCATATGGGAATAGTAATGTTGGTGTTTCTTTATCAACCTCATTTGGAACCGCGTCAAATATAACAGCTTGGAGAAATAACGGTGCTGGTTTATATTTAACAGCTGTTCAAGCTATTGAAAATCAACTTATGATCCTAAGTGGAGGTACATTATTTGGTAATGGGTATGGTGTACAATCGGCGGGTCTAAACAATACAGTTTTAATTCAAAACTTTAATATTTATGGAGGTTCTACACTTGTACAGGGTGGTGGTTTTTTCCAACAAGGTGGTGCTAGTGACTATATAACATTTTATAATTCCACTCTTGGGCCTAACCATTCTATTTCTGATTTATATTTTGCATCAAGTCCATTCGGTAACATCAGCTTTATAAACTGTACATTTAGTTCAACAACAAAAATAACTACTGGTAACTTAACTAGAAGCCCTAGTGGATTAGGTGTGAGTTCAATAAACGAAAACGGTGTTGCGGGTAGTATGTTTGCTTACAGTCAATATGGAACGTCAAGACTTGACACAACAATATATAATACTTCAAGCCCTTCTCTTAGACAAACACCAACAACTGCAAACGTTAAGTTTGGTCACGCAAGCGTAAAGATAAACGTTGCAGCAGGAGCGACGCCTTCAGTATCTGTGACTGTGCGAAAATCTGTAGTTGGAGACGGAACTGCGTATAACGGAAATGCACCAAGGCTTATGCTTCGACCTAATATCCAAGCGGGAGTAACCAGCTTTACTGTGCTGGCAACATCAGCAGGTTCTGCGGGTTCTTGGGAAACGCTTACTGCAACTCTTCCAGCGCCTAGCGTAAATGCTGTATATGAGCTCTATGTTGATTGTGATGGAACTACCGGCTGGATCAATATTGATGACTGGAGCACAACATATTATGCTGAAACTCAAGGACTTAGTTATTGGAAAGATGCACAGCCATATGTCGCATTATCAGCAACAAGACCTCAAATATCCTCGTTCTTTGTAGGATAACCTAGAGCTGACACAATTATGCGTCGATTATCGTTAAGTCGAGCCCGGTGTTGACTGTAATATTTTGAATTGAGTCGTAATGCATCGACTAGGTAAAAGGCCTCTTCGTATTCCTTTATCCAATATGCAGCGATTGCAAGCTCGTCTTTTACCCTTGGTCCATAGCACTCAGTGTGAATAAAAAGTCGATCTAAGGGGATCCTTGTAGAATTACATATCTTCAATAATGAGTATGCCTGTTGCCACATGTGTAATCCCTTGAAATACATCGCAAGCTCAAAGATGGGTTCTATTCGAGTGGGACGTTGCATCCATGCAGAAAACATGGAAGACTCAATCACTCTACTGTGCTTTTCTAATTGAATAGCACACATTCCAAGTTTAAATTGAGAGTACCAGAGTTCCTCGTCCCACTGGCTCACTGCGATACACTTATGATATTCAGTTTCGGCCGATACATAATCACGGGTGTCATAGTAAGACTGCGCTAGATAAAATCGATTTCTAGCATTTAGTGGATCCTTTTCTAGAGATTCAGTAAGAAGAGAAATGTCTCTTGTAAATTTATCAGACTTGGATCCACCGTCTCCGTGATCAAGAATAAATGCTTCAGGAAGAGTTGCGGTGCGAGTCTCCCTATAGTCAATATCAAAATACTCGTGTGTCGCACCGATTGACTTCCAATCAGCCGCAGAATTTAGGATTCGTATGTTTTGATAGGACATGGAAGTAGATCTCTGTTCAATTAAGTAGCCGTCAATCATTAAGCTTAGTGAGCTCTTTATGTCCTTTGCCTTGAGTTCCATATCAGCATCGATCGTTAGTACCCAATCTGCCATGCCTCGAGCGAGCTCAAAGGCTTCAGTTCGGTTGGCTCCAAAATTTATCCACGGTCGACGATACACTTTTCCTGGGATCCCAGAAAGCTTGGATTCAATTATTGCGATGGTGTCATCAGAACTTCCGGTGTCAATAATGCACCAGGTGTCAATGTGAGGGATGACTGAATCTAGAGCACGAGCAATCACTCGACTCTCGTTCTTCACTATCATGTTTAGGCAAACAGTATTCATTTCTTACCAGTAGTTGAAATAGACATTTCAGAAAAGTGATTGATCATCTTTACTGAAATCTTTGAGTTAAAAAATTCTTCAGGCAAGGCCTCGTGAGATACTACAAATATGGTCATAGTGTATTTGTCTGCATATTCCCTAAGTATCTCAATTGCCTTATAGACGTTCTTCTTATCTAGCGAACTAAATATCTCATCTAGGAACATTACGTTCATCTGGCTGTGCTTCATTTTAATCAGTTCGATAAATGCAAGCAGAACGATGAGGTTCATCTTTTTTCTTTGACCAGTAGAGAGACTTTCCGGTGAGATCTCCATTCCTAAGTATGAGATTATTGGATTGAAATCTCCGTCAAACTCAAAGGAAAACTTAAACTCAAGTCTCTCTGAAATGTCACGAATTCGGCCGTTTAGAGTCGGGACTATCTTATCTATTAGGGTCTTTTTAATTCCTGAGTCAGATAGAAGAGAATCGAGTGTGCTGAACAGGTCATAGCTTCGTTCCTTTTCCTGAATCTTAACCTGATCGGCTTTAAGATCCTCTTGAATGGAATCGATAATCTTTTGAATTGACTCAGTCTCGTCTGTGCCAATCACTTCAATCGTCTTCTTTAATTCAGAGTCGAGTTGCTTGAGTTCAGCGTCAATTCTGTAGTAATCAGACTTTGTTGAATTTTGCGAATCGGTGACCTCTTCAAGCGATCGAGTTAGTGTCGTAAAAGATTCCCTAAGGGCTGGGATCATTTCATCAAACACCTTTTTCTTGCTCTCAATCGCCTCTTTTGTCTTGATTGAAGAAGCGCTAGTGAGATCGTTGAGACAGTGAGGGCAGCGATTACTTTGATATAGAGAAAGCTTCTCACCAAGGTCAGAGATTGTCGCTTTGGTCTTACTAATCTCGTCCCTTACTGAGTTTAATTTTAGTTGGATATTGGTTATCTGAGGTTTAAACTCTGAGTATTTCGTCTTAATCGACTCGATCTCGGCTTTCTTAGTTTCAATGATTGCAGCAAGCCCGTCAGATTTGGTCTCCTTTGCCCTTTCGATCTTTTGACGTAACTGATCTAGTTGTGCAAGAGATGAAGTGAGAGTTGACTCGTTCTTTAAGATCTGGGCATTTATTATGTCAAGGTCCTTCTTGTTCTGCTTAAGATCCTCTTTTACGACTGCTCGCATGTCACTTAAAATATCGATACCGAATATTCGATCGACTATCTTACGTTTATCCGATTGGCTTAGGGTCACAAAAGACTTAAAGTCATCGAACGAAAGACTTATCGTGTTACAAAAAACTGGAAAAGGTATTTTGGCAAGCTCGTCCTCAATAAACTCATCTACTTTACGTTTATCCGGCAGGTTGAATCGGGCTCCATTTATCTTGATGTCACTAAAGTTAGGATCAATTCCTCTATCGAGCTCAACCAGTTCTCCAGAATTGGTCACAAACTTTACGTTTGTGTAGGCATTGCGATTGATCCAGTTGGGAATGTCCTTTATTTTACGAATAGCGGATCGACCGTAGATCGAGACAGTAAGAGCCTCCTTTATTGATGACTTGCCCTCCCCGTTCTCGCCCTCAACTAGGATGAGATTCGGCTCTTCTCCAAACTTAAAGGTCTGAAGCATGTTGCCATATGATAGTATGTTTTTGTAAGAAAATTCAAGTAGCTTCATTAGTCGTACCGTTTGGTGTTCTTTAGGGAATCGTAAATGCTTTTAAACCTTGACTTTAGCTCAGCGGTCTTGTATTCTGGCAAGTTTAGGGACGCGACTTGATCGTCAAGCACGTTAAATATGTTATACTCATAGTTTGAATCGAGTTCAACCGTGCTTTTTTCTTTATTGAGTTCCTTTGAGTATGAGAAGAATTCTAATCGACGATGACCAGCATCCTTCACGATTTCTGTGAACCTCGCAAGAGGAAACACCGAAGAGAATGATGATTCTATAAACAGGTCGACATAGTTGTTACAGAAGGCCTCAGAGATCTCGGTGGGATTCATGTTTAGGACAGTGGATATGTCAAACTTTAAGTGCCTTGGAGAAACCTGGTTGGGTATGAATTTCTCAGAAAAGTTGGATCCAGTTGCATCCAGCACGTAGAATCCTTTTAAGTTGCCGCGATCCCCGCGATCCATTTCATAAGGGGTACCAACATAGAGCACGTTTCCCTTTTCCTGTCTTATGTGAATGTGGCCGGAGTAGATGCGTTTAAAGTCCTTTAGATCCTCAAATGCAAGTCCGTGCTCGATCTTGGTAACAGAGTTTAGGTTGAATCCCTGAATGTCTGCATGGCAGAACACATAGTCGGCAGACCTATTTGCCAGGGCTGCACGCTTGAGCTCCTTAGAATCCTCAATCCACGGAAGTATTAAAACCTTATGTGAGTTTATCGTGAGTAATTCTGGCTTCTCGAATATGTGAAAGTTTGGGTACATTAAGTCGTATCCCTTTAAAGAGTGCACGTCAGTTCGGTCTTTGTAATAGACGTCATGATTTCCTACAAAGAAGTAGACTCCTCGTTTAAACATTTCAGAGAAGGTCTTTGCTACTAGATAAGAGATGTGTTGGATCCTGACATTGGTCGATTCACGAACGTGGTTCCAGTCACCGACTTGTATCAAAATGTCTCGATCGGGATCGAATCCATCATCGTGTACTGCCCGTATAAAATGATTGATCAAGTAGTCAGACTGTATGTCCGACCACTCGATTGAATTGTTTCTTACACCAAGGTGCAGGTCACCCAGCACAAATATTTTTCGTATGTTGTCTAATTTCATTTTTGAGGAGCAAGAGCGTCTAGGTCAATAACTGCACTAATGCTTTCAAATTTAGATACAACGTCATCCCTCTCAGCTTGAGTAGAAAAAGTATAGGTGATTGGCAGGATCGAGTTTGCGTCATAGAAAACAAGAGTAGGAGAAGAAGGATCAGCATCGATCTTGTATACCTGCTCAAGGTTTATGTATGTGCTTCCTGTTGCGTATGTTAGTTTTACCCAGATCATTAGTGTATTCTTTTTTTGTTTACTTTTCCGTCCAATATTTGGTATTTCTTGTTAAGCTCAATAAGTAGGATCTCCTGGATCTCAGTGTCCAGCATATCAAATAGTTTCTTATACTCGATTGAAGAGATAGAAGAGAGTGCCTCAACTACGTATATTGGACTGTAGAACAGAGAAAATTCCTTCTTCCTTTCAAGGGTTTCATGAGTTCGGTTAAAAATAAAGTTAAGGTCGTCCTTTGCAAGCTTAACCTTATTTGCAAAGGGCTCAGTTGATTTTTTACTAATGAGACGAACTATCTCATGGTCGTTCTGTATAAAATCAAATATTGTGTTTAGTATTAACTTACTGTCAAGTACCTCTTCGTATTTGTAAATGTCCTTTAAGTAAGAATCAGAGTAATTGTCATTAACTGATATTTTAGTACTAAAGTCTCGTTCATCCGTTTCAGAAAGGCCAGTGCCTGCGTTATATCGGTTATTGAAGATCTTGTCTTCTCTTGGAATGTCAATCGGTTCATCAGCATCACACGAATCCTCTAGCTCTTCATCTAGTTCTTCGTTTAATTCGTCCAATTCGTCTTCGTAATTCATTCATGTTGTATTATTTTAAAGTGCGCCAAAGAGCTTATCATAGTCCTCATCGGTTTGAGGCGAAGTTAAATTATCTTTTGCATTCAATATTGTGTGTTCGTTTCTGACCTCATCGGCTAGACGGTTTGCCTCTGAATCATCACTGTAAAATTCGCTGTTTGGACCAAGTTCCTCAGTAAGCCTAAAGAAATCCTTGACCATTGTATAGAACTTGTAGCTCTCTTCGTAGCCGTTATCACGATTGGCGATAATTTTTATTTTCATACGGCTTTCCAATGGGCTGCGCATGAGACCAAAAAGAGAATCGACTGTGTGAATAAGACCGAAAGATTCGGCAACTGAGTCCATTCCCAAGTCAAAGTCATTTATTGATTCTCGCTTTACTTGAGTAGCACTTATTATGCACCATTCGTTTCTCATTGCGACTCCTCTAAGCTCTTCGGAAATTGCCTTTATCTTTTCATAAAGTCCGTTCTGATCCTTAATTGGACGAAGTAGGTTAAGATAATCGACAACGATCACCTTGAATTTTTTATTCATCTTGTTCTCAAGACGCAAGAAGTAGTTTTCAATGTCTATCGCAGTAGCATTGCCAGTGGGAAAGTCTTTAACGATTAGATGCCCGCCCTTTTTAAAAGAGGATTGCATTTCAATGAGTTTATTCTTGATCTTTTTTGAAGCAGTATCATCTGTGATACCAGAATATTCATCCGATGGGATGCTTAGGATATTGGATCCAATACGCTTCATATATTGTCTCTCAGGAAGCTCAACTGTCACAAGGCCAGTAACGTTACCCATTAGAAAAGATCGAGCTGCGATATTTCCAAGAACCATTGACTTTCCGACTTTCGGTCTACCTTGAAATACGACTAGCGATTTTGGATTCCAGCCTCCGCCTAGACACTTATCAAAAAACTCAAAGCCGGTTGGGCTACCCGTTTTTGCAAGCTGAATGTGTGCTTCTGGACTAAAAAAGTCCAGTCCAGTATCTCCACTAGAAAAGTTTATTGCAAGCTTACTGCTAATGTCGTTTCTGACTTTTTCTGAGATCTTATCAATGTTTTCAGGATCGATAGACGTCGTCTTTAGGTACGTAAGTAGGTCAAAGACAGTAAGGTTAAGGTTTCTAAGTAGGATGAAAGAACGTACGTATTTGTAGAGATAATCGTAGTTATACTCACGTAAGTTAAACGCATATAGGTCATCAAAGTCGTCATCATCTATGCTGGTATTTGTTAGTTCAAGGTAACTCTTAAGTTCCTTTCGATTTGGGATCTTACCGTACTCTTTAAAGAACTTAAGAGACACTTTAAATGACTCTTGTCGGTTTTCTTCGTTAAAATAGGTTGGCTTTATCATTGTGATAAGCTCTTCCTGTCTTAGTGAGTCATGGCTTTTGGGTTTTAGCTCATTGTTTTGATTATCATGGCTAAGAATGAAATTCCAGACCATTTTCTCAAGCGATTCAATATTTTCGGTAAAGTCTATCATGGTATTGTGTAAAAAGTGAGTATTCCTTTATTTGTAATTAGCATCTCGTCACCGGTAACTGATATAAAATCACTAGCGATAAGGCTTCTTAGTCTTTTAACTAAATTAAGCTTAAAGGTTTCGTCCTGAAGGCGATCGCCAAAGACATATTTTAGAGTCTTGGACGAAAACTTTAGCTTTTGAGGGTCAAGCTCCTTGTTTTTCATCTCAATGACCCGCAATAGGTACTGAGATATATCAAAGAGGACCCCAAGATCGTCTTGTAGGTCCTCATATTGATGTACATTAAGGTAGTATTTAATAGGCAGATCAGAGCGTAGGTTCATTGTTTGTGTTTAGTGTTTCAAGTTCATCATCCTCCATTTCAATGATTCCGTCTTGAGTTTCAGGAAACTTAAAGGTTGGCTTGATTATCTTTTCATCAAGTTCCTTTAAAACTTCTTCTGTAAAGAGACGAGAAGAAAAGAATTCCTTAACTGGCACCTCATCTCCATTGTGACGTACAATATAATTCTTAGCTTGTATGCTCGGTTTTGCATAGTAGACAGCTCCGCCTACTTCAAAACGATGGCACTTTTCCTGATCTTCAGGTTTAAGTTTGGCGTGCTCTTTTTCAGTCAACTTAGATGCCTTAACGACGCCGCAGTTTTCCCAGTTAACGAACTGTTCAAGACCAACATATGGATTCATACCCTTGTGAAAAGAGATATGAAACTCAATGTCAATTGGTTTAGCCAATCGATTTTTTCTGGTCTTAGATCGAACAATGATCCCAGTAGTCGTCTTGTTCTCATCACGTAAAGTTCCTTTGCTTAGCATTAGGATGATTGATGCTGAGAACTCAGGACCGCCGCCACCAGACATGCCCTTCGGAGTGTATTGATCCATTGAAGCATAAGTGTGGTTCGTAAAAATAAAAGGAACTTTAAGGTTAGAAAGATCCAGTGTAAATGATTTGAAAAGGGCTCTCATTTCTTTTGAGCGTAGACCCATATCAGATGCATTTTTACCGGCTTCCATGTCCCTCTTACTCTTATCAGTATCAAGCATACCGACTGAATCGACAAACATAGCAAACTTTAAACCTGGATTTTCCTTTATTGTTTCAATAAAGTCATTGATGAAGAACTTAACTTCACTAATGTAGCCCATACGTAGGTATTTGAGCTTATCAAGTTCAACTCCAAATTTTATGTAGTCAGAGCGATCGATTGCACCTTCGGTGTCTATGTAAAATACGTAGTACCCTTTCTTTTGTAATTCACGAACTGCATTCAAACATAAAAAGGTCTTACCTGCACCAGAATCACCAGCGATACCGATGCTTCGAGTGTTTGGGTAACCGCCAAAAAGCGTGCCTGACATTTGTGCATTAAGCAGATAGTTTCCAGTTGGAATATATTCATCTATGTCTGAAAAACCCATTAATTCAACTTTTGACTTGACCTTCTTTTCCAAAAGATCGTTAAATTTATTGAATGCATCTAGTGCAGGGTTGCCAGTGGATTTAGCCATATAGTAAGAGATTTTTCTTATCTTTTACTCAAAATGAGTTAAAAGTTCTTAGTCTTGAAGATATGAAAGAAGTAGAGTAGAGCAAGCCAAAGCTAGCGAATCGCTAATTTCTCCTTTAACGATTCTGCTAAACTTTACCTTCTCGATCGTGTGAGGTTTCTTATCTAACTGATCGTGAGAAAGATTAGGAGAAAATCCTTGGATCTCGTCAGAATAGTTAGTTAAGTTTATCGCAAAACACGAATAGTTCTTTGTAAATGGATGGGTGTGTTTAATCTTGCCAAGGTAGAAGATCTCATTTACTGGAACCGAGTCGATGCCTAATTCGTCTTTTATACATGAAAGCACAGCATCGTAATATGAGTCAAACTTGTTTTTATCAAAGGTACATGTCAAACACCTTCTCTCGTTAGAGTTTGATAGGTAGTCTTGATATTTGCACAAGTATAGGTTTTTAACTTGTCCGCTAGGATTGGTGTCAAATGGTACAATGCAAATCCCTTCGTCGGCTGATGTGATACGTTTAAATGTACCTTTTTCTCCAGACAAGTTAACGATGGAATACTTACCATCAGTATATTCTTGATTTGATTCTTTGTTTTTACCAAACATCATTGTATTTCTCTAACGCTTATTCCAGGCGCAGGTTTTGATTCTTTTTTCTTGGTTTGAGTAGGATCAAGCATCTCTTGCATTGACTCTTTGACTACTTGTTTATTTATCATGCTTTGCATATACTCGGCAAGATCGGAAAGAAACTTGTCCTTGTCTTCTGCATTCTCATACATGAGTTTTAAGAGCTTACGGTCCGGTAACTTTACTTTTACCTTTATCTGGAGAGTGGCCTCATCTGAGTTGAACATGCCAAACATGTTGGCTTGAGGCGCAACTGTCTGAACGGCGGGCTGAGTCACACGATACTGATCTGGAATTGGAATGGGTCCGCTTTGTGGATTTGCTTGAGTCACCTGAACAGTAGGTTGTTGTACTGGCTTTCTAACTCCTCCATGAATTGAGATAACTTCTTCCTTAGTGAGAGGTTGCATTTCTCCATGGATCATCATTAGATTGCTGTTGATTTTAGTGGAGTCAACCCTAGATCCGTCATCGAATATTACATCAAATCCACCGAATTGATTGGGCATCACGTCCCTACATTTAACGACCTTTCCAATAAGTTCAGGTCGGTCAGTTTTTATCCATTGGAACCTTTGACCACTAAAGTTCTCCATTAAGGACATTAGTTTTTGTTCGTTCATTTCTTCTGAATTTTTTTCGTTAGTCTGCTGCTTCTGAGAGCTGTTCCATGGTAGCTGCTCCCTTATTCTTTTCCACTTCTCTGAGAAATTCTTCATGGTTCGATGGATTATTTGAATTAACGATAGTAGCTTGTGGTGAATCATATATTGCAATGACGTCATTTGCTTGTGACTTTTTAGCGTCTTCCATTTTTTTACGGATCTCTCTGATCTGTGAGGAATTGAGCTTGTTTTTAGTTGCATCAAGGTAGCCTTCTAGCCAGTTGATAAATTTCGACGGAGTTTGCATTTATTGTTGATTATTTTTAATAAGTTGTTCACCCAATAGGTCTAATTCGGTGAGTGTGGCATTTCTTTGAGACTCATTGATGAAGTTCTCAACTCGAGTCAGCAGTTCAGAAACTTCAAGGTCAGTTGCTCTAATTACGTTTAGCACATTAAACTGAATGTCTCTAACCTTTGATGTTGCGTATGCAAGGACGTGGTATTCCCGGTTTAAGTAAGTATCGATTGACTTAGCTGCTCCGTTTATTAGCGACATGTCTGCGCTTGATGGAAAGCCCATTAAAAGAATAGGTTTTGCTGGGCTAGATTGAAGTCCGTCAATGCGTGCTTCTAGTTCCTTTATCTTTTCGGTAAGCTGAGCATATGCTTCATCATGTATTAGTGCTGACATCGTTACTTTGAATTTTTTAAACTCTTTATTTCACCCTGGGTTTTAATACGTTCGTCGTATAATTTAGTCAAGATGGTTCTAGCAACCGAGTCGGTAGAGCTAGAAAATAGAGTATCGTTTTTCGTGTGGATCTCCGATCCAGAAAGCTTAACCGTTCCCTTCTTTCCCAAGTAAGTATCCGGTGAGATATTGAATTGGATCTGGATATTTGGATACATTGACGAAAAGTCATAACACGAAACATAGTTGTAGTAATCTGGCTCGGGCTTCTTTACGTAGGCACCTTCATAAGTTGCATTGATGTCATTTGAATCTCCCCAAGGAAGCTTCATCATTCTCTGGTTCTTGGTTAAGAACTCTCTGCACATTAGGATCTCAGCGATATACACTGGACTAAATACCTTGTTCACGTCAACTTGAGCAACGTTTGCGATCGAGTATGCAACATCTAGCATCGAAAGCTTGTCCTCTATCAATTTCACAAGGATAACGTCAATCACGTTATATAGAGTGAATAGATAAGTATCCTTTTGAAAAGCAAGAAAGCTTGGATATTTATGTTTGAGTTTTGCGACGCCTAACACTAGGGTTGCGATGTAATCAAGCTTATAGTTCTCGACAACTTTGAAAGGTTTTAGTTTTTCAAAAACCTGCATGTAATCCAAAACTCCCAAGTGAACTGGGATCTTGTTCTTTGAGACAAGCGATCTTGACGGCATGTTTACCACTGAATCGACTTTCATGTTGCGAGCTCGATTCATTAGGTATTTCCAGTCAAAGTCAGTAACGTTCCAACCTGTCACAAATGAAAACTTGGGCATGATGTTATGGAAGTAACACTCAAGTAATTCAGTCTCAGTCTTAAAGAACTTGTACTTTATTTTAAATTCTTGTTGGAATAAAGCTGCATCCTGAGGACGCAACGGTGTAGTGTTACGAAAGTACTCATTGACCTCTTTTTCCATGCGGACGATGTCATCGGCTGAGAGCCCTTCCGGATTTCCATCATCGTGCAAAATAGAAAGTATGTAGACAGTATTGTCCTCATTACAAAAAGAGACGAGGCCGACTGGCATTCTAGCTTTTTCTGGATCCGGGAAGGAATCGTCGATCAGCTTGATCTCAATATCAAGATAGGTCTTTTTTGGAAGATTGTCAAAGCTATAGATCGCAGAAAGCTCTTCTGTAGTAAGCTTTTCCTGAATAAGCTCCTGAATTCTAAATTGAGTTAGGTACTTACCTTCAGTTGGGCTCTTCTTTACGCATTTGCCATCCCAGTTCTTAGTGGTAGTTGCAGTTGCTGATTCCACCCAATTGTATCGTTCATGATCCAGAACCCTCTTACGAATAAAAGCGATTCTTCCTGAGGCATCATAATATGAGATGGTTAGTGTATTATCTTCTAGGACTTCTGCGCCTATTATCATACTTTCGGTTTAAATAGTTCATTAATGTTTCCGCAGTTCGAACAAGCAATAACTGGAACAGGAACAATTGAGTCCTGAGCTGCACCTGTCATGAATCTGGAAAGCTTCTTGATCATCATCTTTTCTTCGAATACCTGACCGGCGCACTTCTCACACTCTAGGTAAGGAGCATCTGCTAGGTTTATATTCAATTTAGGTCCAGTGGTTTCTTCTGGAGTGGGTCCTGGAGTAGCTCCGTTGTGTATTATTTCCATATATTTTTATTTTTTAATATCCTCTTAATTGACGATCACGGTTCTCTTGGTTCTTGCTCATGTACATGTTGTACATTTCCTTTGGAGTCATTCCTATTGAGATCGCATAATTCATGAAAAAGTGAAGCATGTCCACTATTTCAAACTTACACTCAAGCTGATCGTTTGGGGAAAGATCAGAGAATTTTAGATTATCGTAGTTTGAGTGAGCCTTTTTCCAATACTTCCAGATAGCATTGCCGTCGCCGTCCTTTATTCCGCCAAGTGCGTCTGTTGCTTCATGGATCTCATCGACCATTGCATGGGAGTTTGCGTGCCAGAAGTTCATGACGTCTCGAAGAGTCATGTTTGAAAAATCGAATCCGTAAACGGTTTCTTGGGTGTCTTTTTGGAGAGCCATTATGTCTCCAAGAGTGTCAGTAGATTTTGAATAGAGATCTTCTATTTGAAGTTGGGAACAGGTGTTATCTATATTTGCCATGCCTATTAATTTGATCTCTTATACTTTGCTAACTCTGCAAGGATCTTTATTTTACAACATTTTTTAGAATTTCAAAGACTCGGCAGATAAATAATTAAAAATAGTTGAACAAAAATGGCCGATTATACGATCAATCTAAATAATTATAAGGCAAGTGGCGTTTACACAGTCGAAGTCGATCAAAGCGAAAACGTAGTACTGCCTCTCACGACAGGTAGGCTAATTGTTGGATCTAGTAGAGTAGGTCCATTTAATACAGTCGTTCTAATAAACGACATGAGAACTCTAAAGGCGGTCTTTGGAGACATCGATCCTAAATTGGAAAAGGCAGGTAGCTTCTTCCATAGATCAATTGAGGTCGCTCTAAGAGAAGGACCGGTGTTTGCTCTTAATGTTATGCCTCTAGACACAACGCTGGATCCAATGGCAAATCTGGATCAGGCATACTTTACAACATTCAATACTGAAGCGGCATCAAACAATAACGATCAAACAACAGTAGTAAACACATATCCTGTTGTTAATTTCTTTAATCGTCGTAGACTCTGGTTTGCAGATTCTGCACAGTTGAATCTTACTAAGAATATTGCATTAGGCGACGATCCAACACAGCCTGATTTTGGACAAGTTACTGAACAGTCAAACAAGATACTTTCATTTGTAAACCTAGGAAATAGCAATGTTACAATATGGGTAAGAAAGGCTGCGATAACAGGATACGACCTTACTGCAAAAGAATGGTACTCAACAATCGGTACTGGAATCTCTTTCCCTAGTTTTGTTCACCCTGACGACCTTATCTCTGACTATTTTGTAGAGGTAATCGCAGTTAGTGGAGACTGGTCAAACTACCTAAGACTTTCAAAAGATCCAATATACAAAGCATATTTCGATGAGTCTGGATTAAAAGCAGCAAGTGCGGCTAACTTCTTTGCTCTTCGTGAAATAACGGTGGTTAACAGAACAGTAGGCTGTCTTATCCCTGATTTTAATGATCAGACTGGATCTACAGTAGCAATTGATCGTCTAATAAACAGAGCATTTGCTTCTACTGGAATACTTTGTGCTCTTGATACGGAAAAGCTTGATTTGATCAACCTTGCCGATTCATCATACAATGATCAATCGGTTGAAACATATCGTGTAGACATTGTAGGACAAGGATACGATGATCTAGTATACTTTGCAGATAACGGAGGATATGATACCAATCTTACAACTGAGGTTGCACCAACTCCATTGATAGATACAATAAGCTATAGAAGACCAGGTAATTCTAGCTTAATTTTTAAGATGGACAGCACAATTGCTGAATCTACAATATCAGCAACAATTGCAAACGGAGAGCAGTATCTTATAACTACACCATCACCTATTGTAGACTATATTATTGCTACTGAAAACAGCAAGATGTACGAAGCATATATGGGAGGATTCCTAAAAACTGGAGACCGTGTGGTAGACGGAACACATGTGTACTACATAAAAATAACAGACGGTCTTATTGCAGGTTCTCCATCAATCAAATACATAAGAATTGATGCTTACTCAGACATAACTCTTACTAACGTTGTAAGCATGGCACACTATGCTACAGCCAGCCCAGTAAATACATACGTTAAGGTTGAGCTTGCAAGCGGCTCAGACTTTAAGCATACATTTAGCTTAACGTCTGATTTTGTCAGCTATTCAATAACCCAGCCAAATAAATTGACCATTGAATTTGCATCTGCAAATAAAGCAGCAATTGATGAGTTCATCAAGACTAATCAGTACATTAAGGCAAGAACGACAGCGGGTCGTACTCGTTTCCTAAAGATTATTTCTATTACTAGCTCATATAGCATAATGACTACTAATTATACATATAATATAACAACAATGTCTCCAAGCACACCTGAAACGGTGGGAATTGATATTACTGGAAATACAATAGAAGTATACAAAGGAATTTACAACTTTGTTTCCACTCTAAAAGGACAGTATGCTGGAGGATTTAAGATTCGTGAAGCTCTATTGCCAAATGGAACTGCCGCACGCCTTGAAAACACCGATCCTAATACAGGTATAGGAATATTGGAATATTTATTTGCATATACTTCTATACCACAGGCTCTTGCAACTGGTGAAATAGTTGACTTTAGATATGTTGTCGATAGTTATGCTGGAACTATATCACATAGTTCTAAATATCAGCTTGCTAAATTAGCGGCTCTTCACGGACAGGCAATGGCAATATTAAATGATCCTTCGGTTCAACAACTTGAGAAATCAGTAGACCCTAGCTTTATTGATACTACAACTAAATTGGTTTCAGCTGAATACATCTCTACTGGAGGAAACCTTGCTGCAAATCCTCAATTTACATTTGCATTCGCAGAAGAAGACATAAATGGAGTACCTCTTTCGTCTTATTCTACTTACTTCTTCCCTAACCTGATCATTAGAGACGGAAACAAGAATATTTCAGTTCCGCCAGCAGCATATGTTTCTAACTTATATGTTAGAAAGTTCAAAAATGGAACTCCATTCTTGATAGTTGCAGGAGGTAAGAGAGGAGTAATCTCTGATCCTGAAATAGTCGGAATTGAATATGATCTTACTGATGAAGATAGAGGATATTTAGAGCCAGTCGGACACAATCTTATTGTTAAGCGTAGAGGCTTCGGAATTCTGGTATTTACAAACAATACTGCTTATCAAAGAGTTAACTCAGCCCTAAACAATGCTCACGTTAGAGATAACCTATCAACTATTGAAAGAGACATTGATCGTATTCTCTTTAACTTCCTATTTGATTTCAATGATGAGATCACAAGATTGCGTGTAAGCACACTGGTTAAGAATTA